AGCATAGATAAGCGAGTATTGCTTCACCATACATACTCTAGCCATAAAGATAAAGCCATTATCGCGTAAGCTAAACCCATTCCAAAAGGAAAATCTTTAAGGATGTTGTCTTGCCACATCCAAAACCCGACGGTTAACACAGGGAACATAAATAAAAACAACAGGATACATGTGTTTATAAAATAAATGATTTCCATGTTGGGTTCACAGTCCTTGGGTTTATCGTAGGAACTATATTTAGTTTTATTATTTAAGAAGTTAAGTGACTTTAATTGTAGAGAACAAGGGTGCATCTCCGCATAATCTTTTATTTGTTATATCAATATAGTCGGGATTAAGTTCTATTAATACTGCATTTCTTTTGTGCCTGTCAGCAACAAGCCCTGTTGTTCCACTACCTCCGAAGGGATCTAATACTGTGCCTCCCTCTGGACAACCTGCTAACACACAGGGTTCTATTAAATCCATTGGGAAGGTTGCAAAATGTGCGCCCTTAAATGGTTTAGTAGTTACTGTCCAGACTGAGCGTTTATTTCTTTTAAAATTGCCGTCTTTATCGTAGCTGTCTGACCATTTACGTTCATCTTTGCCAACACAATCTTCTTTTATGGCTTCATTATCAAAGTAATACTTTGGATTCTTGCTTAATAAAAAAATATATTCATGTGCCTTTGTGCATCTATCCTTGACACTTTCAGGCATTGGATTTGGTTTGTGCCAGATAATATCTTGTCGTAAGTACCAACCATCAGCTTGTAAAGCGAGAGCAACTCGCCAAGGTATCCCAATTAAATCTTTCATTTTTAGACCATCTACTGCTTTTCCTCTACCTCTATATTCATTTGTGCCAACTTTAGATGTTTTTCCTGTTCTTCCAAAATCAAAAGATTCTCTATGCTTTTTATAAGCATTACCCACATTATCAGAGTTGCCACTTGTTCCCATAGGTCTTGAACTACAATAAGTATCACCAAGATTAAGCCAAACAGTTCCATCATCACGCAAGACTCGTTTTACCTCTCTAAATACATTAACCAAGTTTTCTACAAACTCTTCTGGTGTATCTTCTAAACCCAGTTGGTCGCTTTTACCATAATCACGCAACCCCCAATAAGGTGGTGAAGTAATACAAGTGTCTATTGATTTTTCATCAAGAGTTTTTAAGATATCTCTACAGTCTCCTGTTTTTATATCAATCATCGTGCTTTTACGCCTTTCATAACTCAATATCAGGGGCTATCTTGTCCCATAACCTTTGCCATTTTTGTTTAAGCATATCCGCGCATGTTTTCTTTTTAACTTTAGGAACAAGCTCTACTATCACTTGTCTCTTTTTTCCTTTCGAGTCGGATTGTATTGTTATTATATCCATTGTTATTATATCCATTGTTTTTCTCTTCTATCAATTCTCTTCTATCAATTCTCTAGTTTTAATAACTAAATCAATTGTGTTGTTAATTAATTTTTCAGAATCTTGCATCACGGTTTCTTGGAATTGTGGAATAGATATCTTTTCTTCTAAATACAGTTGGCGAACTTCTTTTTGAACTTCTTCCAGAGCAGAGATTGCTTTTGTAAAAACTTTCTCAAACTTAGGTGTCGTGTCCGGGGATAAAGGTTTGTTTAACTCTTTTATTTTCATCATCATCTTCTTCTTCCTTGTTTTGTGGGAAATGATTAGCAAGCTCACCTGCTATCGAGGCGTATCCGCATATATCTGTATATCCGTCTACATCATTTGGTGTTTTTACCAACCTCGCTATTTTTAGCCACACCATCATAAGCGCAACTTTTTCAGGCGTTATTTTACTATCATTTACAATAATATTCCAACCCATAGCAATTCTTTCGAAATTATCTATCGGCTCACCATACGAATTGTTACGATCTTTATGGATTAATTTGTGGGCTTTTTGCAAAAAATAACTTCGATCAGGTCTATTTTCTTCTATTTTTTTCTCTAAGAAAATATCCACATCTGGAGCAAGATGGATTTTGTGCAAATCAAAAACTTCTGTAATTTTTTTAAAAATGTCCAACAAAGTCAATCTTTCTGCGTTATTTATTTCTACAGCCACCCGTTTATGGTTTCTGAAATACTCTACAATTATGCGTTGTTCCATTGTAATTCCTAACTAATAATATAATATCCTATTTTATGTACTTAATTTAAGCTCTTGTGTCAATTCTTATTTGAGGTTAGGGTTATAGCTTCATTTTAGAGTTCCCTTTAAACTATCCCCCATTGATTAATTGATTATTTGGGGGATTTTTTTTATACTGCATATCTCATTTATTATAGGATAGATATATGCCCCGGAAAAGACTGCTTCGCCTTGGTGGAAAGGAATATGAAAAACGCCTCAAGACCCCTCTCACACGTCGTGAAGAAATTTTTGTCAAAGCTTTGGTGAGTCAAGACGGTATGATAACCCAGGGTGATGCTGCTATCGAGGCAGGTTATTCAACCAGTTCGGCTCACGTCCGAGCATCAGAGATGATGAATCCGTATCTTTGTCCCCATGTTGTTAAAGCCGTGCAAGAGTATCGCCAACAACTTGATCAAAAATATGCCGTCACGTACCAACGTCACATTAGAAGACTGGATGATATTGGACGCAAAGCAGAAGAAAATGGTGCATGGTCTGCTGTTGTACAGGCCGAGTATCGCAGAGGACTAGCCAGTGGTCTTTACGTGAGCCGTTCGGAGGTAAGACACGGTGCAATAGACCAGATGGATAAGAGTCAAGTCTTAAAAGCTTTAAAGGAAATAAAGAAAAATTATGGTGGAAAAGATGCCAGAATTATTGATGGAGATGCCGAAGAAATTGAAAAGTTCACTGAAGAAGAGGACGGAAAAACAATTTTACCAGAGGATACAATCAAACAGTTGGAAAGCTCCTAATTTCTTTATTCAAAAAATTGATACGTTTGCTACAAAAGGAATTCCAGACCTTCTTGTTAAAGACCCTGAAAATCATTTTCATTTCGTTGAGCTAAAGGTTACAACGACTTCTAAAGTTAGATTATCGCCACATCAAATAAGTTTTTTCGTAGAACATTCTGCAACACGCACTTGGTTAATGGTCGAGGACAAAGATCAAACTATTTATTTGTTTAGAGCCTTCCAAATATTAGACGTTGTTAAAAACGGTCTTAAGACAACCCCCTTTGCTCTTTTTAAATTTACCAACGATGGTTTTACTAATAAATTTACTAGCGTTGACTGGGAAAAAATATTTAACACACTCCTTAAATTTAAATAGCTCGAACATTTGGATCATGTTATTTCTCGTTGTATTTGCCGTCAAAAAAGAAATTAGTAAACCTCCATTCTATTAAAGCGTGGTCAACACAATGTGGACGATGGCGTTTGTAGTATCCTATCCAATGACCAAAGTCGTGGATGATGTTAGGCCAACCACTCTCAGTGTTTATTGTAAGTATTTGTCTACTACCTTTTTTCTTTCTATTGTAATGAACCCAAGTAAAACGATTACCACTTCCCTCTTTAATGTCGTATGGAAATAAATCAATTCTCTTGCAATTCATTTCTTTTTTCCAAAACCTTTTTACAACTTTCTTAGCTGTCTCGAAATCAACCGTTTCATTTATAGAGCTTGAACTAAAGCGAATAGGAAACCCATTAGACTCCCAAAGACCATTAGATTTGTTGTACCAATTTATACTTTCTTTTGATGTTTTCATTTTTGTGTTCCTTTTTGTGGGAGGGTTTTTAACCCTCCCTTTAGGTTCTTAGCTGTTGAGTTCGTTGTCTTTCCATTCTCCAACATATTTGTTGCCATTAGGATAAGTGAAAGTTCCTTGCCCGTTGCGTTTGTTGTCTTTCCATTCCCCAACATATTTTTCGCCATTAGCATAAGTGAAGGTTCCTTGACCGTGTTTTCTGCCGTCTTTTAATTCTCCAACATATTTTCTGCCATCTTTATAAGTCGTGGTTCCTTGCCCGTGTTCTTTGTTGTTTTTAAATTCACCAACATATTTTTCGCCATCACCCCAAGTGTAGGTTCCTTCCCCGTGGTATTTGCCGTCTTTTAATTGTCCAACATAACCTAATTGCCTAGTTTTTAAATTTTCCATTTTTTGTTTCCTTTTTATTTGGTTAAAATTTTTGTTTTTCGTGTCTATACTTATTTTATATAAGATATATCCTATAATGTCAAGTCTTTTTATTAAAAAATATCACATTATTAAAAATTCCTAGAAAATTAATTATATAATATAGTATAATATAGTTGACTTCATAGGATTAATCATATATATAATTAAATGTAAACACAAACACAAACAACATTAAAGGGAGTTTAGTTATGACTAAGGA